AACAAAATGGCAGGGTTGCATATGGTTTAGAACTTGATCCAAAGTATGTCGATGTAATAGTGAACAGATATATAAAGTTTAAAGAATCAGAGGGCGAAGTATTCCTTGTTAGAGATGGGGATATATGGATATTAGGCAGGCACAGGTTGATGTGTGGGGATAGTACCAGTGAGGATGATGTGGCAACTCTAATGGATGGGGGCAAGGCTGATTTATATTTGACAGATCCGCCATATAATGTATCTTATACAGGGGAAACAAAGGATGCGCTTAAAATACAGAACGATGCGATGAGCAATGACAATTTTAAACAATTTTTAGTTGATGCGTTTGCTGCCGCAGACAAGGCGATGAAACCAGGGGCAGTATTTTATATATGGCACGCAGACTCAGAAGGTTATAATTTTAGAGGTGCTTGTTTTGATACTGGTTGGCAAGTAAGGCAGTGCTTAATATGGAATAAAAACTCTATGGTTATGGGTAGGCAAGATTATCAATGGAAACATGAGCCATGCTTGTATGGATGGAAAGCTGGAGCAGGGCATCTATGGAACGCAGACAGAAAACAAACAACCGTTCTTGATTTTCAAAGACCGACTAGGAGTGGGGAACACCCAACCATGAAGCCTGTGGCATTGTTTGATTACCAAATACAGAACAACACGAAAGGCCAAGACATAGTGCTTGATTCTTTTATGGGTAGCGGCACAACTATAATAGCCTGTGAACAAAATGGCAGGGTTGCATATGGTTTAGAACTTGATCCAAAGTATGTCGATGTAATAGTGAACAGATATATAAAGTTTAAAGAATCAGAGGGCGAAGTATTCCTTGTTAGAGATGGGGAGAAGATACATTATTCCGAGGTGGTTAAAGATGCAGATTGATAAACAACACTGGAAGATATGTGCGAGGTGTGATTGAGAAATTTGCAGAGCGGGGATTGTTTTAAAAATATAGATGCACGAAGATTGAGGTGGTGAGTATAACATGGATGAAAAAGACTACAAGAAAAATATTATAAATAAAATGAAAGAGGTCAACACATATAATAAAAGTTTTGAACATGCCATAAATGTATTAGCCAGGACATTGAGTGATTATGAAAGAACCATTGATAAATTTGAAGATTTAGGTGGTTCCATAGTGATAAAGCATACAAATAAAAATGGTTCGACCAATATAGTTAAAAACCCATTATACCAAGCCATCGAAAAATTAAGAGATGATATTCTTTCCTATTCTAAGGAATTAGGGCTTACTCCTGCCGGCTTAAAAAAAATTAACGATAAGGGCTTAGGGGATAAAAAAGAAAGCACATTAGCAAAGGCGATGCGGCAACTTGGCTAAAAAGTACAAGAACTATGACGCAATAATGGAGTATGCGAAAAATATCATTAGCGGTAAGACGATTGCAAATAAGTATCGAACCATCGGCTGTCAAAGGTTTATAGATGATTTAAATAACACCGAGTATGATTTTAAACCAGGCGATGCGGAGTTTGTTATTCAAATAATAGAAAGTACATTTTGTCATGCACAAGGAGAAATGCTAGATGGCACGCCATTGCAAGGTAAGCCGTTTTTATTGACGGACTTCCACAAATTTATAGTCTATAACCTGCTTAGTTTCTTTCAAAAGGGCACAAAGATAAGGCGGTTTAAAGAAGCGTTTATCTATATGCCTAGAAAGAATATAAAAACTTCTTTCGCCGCCGCTTTAGCTTGGGGACTTGGACTGCTTAATAGAAAAAGTGGAAGCAAAGTATATATTACTTCTGCTGCTCTTACCCAGTCACTTGAAAGTTGGAACTTTATCAAGTGGAATATTAACAACATGGGTGAAGCTGAAAACTTTAGGATTATTGATAACAATAACGAGCATTCAATTACTGGTGGTCTGGGCGACGGAAGTATCTTTATTAGAGCCTTGGCAGCCAGTGTTGATAGGCAAGACTCGTTGAATTGCAATATCGCCATAGCTGATGAAATTCATGCGTTTAAATCACCAAAGCAATACAACATCATCAAGGAGGCAATGAAAGCCTATACAAACAAATTGATGATTGGCATTACAACTGCCGGTGATGATATGACGGGGTTTTGTTATCAGCGTTTACAGTATTGTAAAAAGGTTTTGGATAAGACTGTAAAGGACGAGCAGTATTTTATTTTTATCTGTGAAGCTGATGCAAATGAAAATGATGATATTGATTATACAAATCCGATTGTTCACGAAATGGCTAATCCTGCTTATGGGGTATCAATAAGACCTGACGAAATATTGAACGATAGTTTGCAGGCACAAAATGACCCCCAGCAACGAAAGGATTTCTTTGCAAAATCATTAAATGTATTTACAACGGCAATAAAGGCTTATTTCAATATTGATGAATTTAGACGGTCTGACCGTAAATACAACTGGGCCATTGAAGAACTGGCAAAGATGCCTATCAAGTGGTACGGGGGTTCAGACTTATCAAAGCTGCACGACTTAACAGCCGGGGCGTTGATTGGAATGTATAACGATATTTTAATTATAATTCCTCATGCGTGGTTCCCTGTAGTCGCTGCCGCAAAAAAAGCCGACGAGGACAACATACCTTTGTTTGGTTGGAAAGATGATGGCTGGCTTGATATGTCCAACGCCGCAACGGTAAACCATGCTGAGATTGTCAATTGGTATATTGGCATGAAAAAGAAAGGCTTCAAAATTAAGCAGGTTGGTCACGATAGAAAGTTCTGCCGTGAATATTTCTTGGAAATGAAAAAGCACGGATTTAATATTGTTGACCAGCCACAGTATTTTTACAAGAAGTCCGAGGGATTCCGTTTTATTGAGCAAAAAGCGAAGGACGGTAATTTGTATTACCTTCATGCTGAGCCGTATGAGTATTGCGTTCAGAATGTCAAGGCAATAGAAAAGACGGACGATATGATACAGTACGAAAAAGTACAGCCGGAACAACGAATAGATATTTTCGATGCAAGCGTTTTTGCGGTAGTGAGAATGCTTGAAGATATGGAAAACTCGAAGAAACTCGGGAATTGGTTTGGGTGATGCGAGAAAGGAGGAAAAATAGCGGCTGATTTTATTGAATGCCTTACAGGATGTTTTATAGGATGTTTAATTGGTGAATTAGTTATCTATGCATTTAAACGTTGTCGAAACAAAAAACTAGGACATAAATGAGAGAGGCGGTGATCCAATTATCTCACAGCCGTATGTGTTATGCGGTGTGCTTTGAAAGGTGGTGAGAAAGATATTTAATCCGTTCAAACGAAAAGAAAAGCGTAGTTCCTCAATAGTTCAGTTTTTGAACAGCGGTGACTGTTTGCCGCAAGGATATACACGGTTGTCTGATACAGAAGAAGTAAAACAGTGTGTACATAAAATTGCAGACCTTGTATCTAATATGACAATCATGTTAATGCAGAACGGCACAAACGGCGATATCAGGGTAAAGAACGAACTGTCAAAGAAAATTGATATTTCTCCGTGCTCAGATACCACACGAAAGAATTTTATTTATTCGATAGTTTGGCAGATGTGTATGAACGGTCAGAGTGTCGTATATCCCGAGATTTCAGCAGAAGGATTTATTGACAATCTTAGAATCCTTGGCGACTGTTCTGTGGTTAGGTCACCTACAAGCTACAGAATACGCTATCAGGGCACTGAAATAAATCCTAATGATGTTTTACACTTTGTGCTTAATCCAAAGCCTGACGAGCCGTACAGAGGCCGTGGGATAGCGCCGCTGTTAAAAGATACGGTTGTTAATATAGCACAAGCAAATAAAACCAAACGTGACTTTTTACATAGTCAATGGAAACCGTCGCTTATCATCAGTGTGAATTCTGATGCCGAGGAATTGATGGACCCTGAAAAGCGTGACAAAATAGCACAAAATTATATAGGCACAGCAAAAGCAGGAGAACCGTGGATTATTCCGGCCGGCGAAATGCAGATTGAGAAAATACAACCGCTCACGCTTAGTGAACTTGCAATACAGGACAGTATAACACTTGATACAAGTAAAATTGCACGTGCAATAGGCGTGCCACCGTTTATGGTCGGGATAGGCGCGTTTAACAAAGACGAGTACAACAACTTTATCAGTACAACGATAATGAGTTTTGCAATGCTTTTGCAGCAGGAAATGACAAAGAAGCTTCTGTATGCTCCTGATCTGTATTTTAAATTTAATCCAAAATCTTTGATGCAGTACAACATTACCGAAAAGGTACAGTTTGTAAAAGAAATGATGAGCGGTGGGATGCTTAGCAGGAACGAGGGCAGAGTCGAATTCGATTATGCACCTGCCGATAACCCTGGAATGAATGATTACATTGTTCTCGAAAACTATGTGCCAGTTGATAAGGTGGGAGACCAAAATAAACTGAAGGGTGGTGGTGAAAAAAATGAATAAAAATAGGCATTCGTATTTTGAGTCAAAGCTTCAGACCAGAGCAGAGGGCGACAGTGATAAATATATCGAAGGTTACTTCGCAGTATTTAATCAGGAAACAGAGTTGTGGGATAGATGCTTTGAACAGATAGCCCCCGGAGCGTTTGCAAACAGCTTGAAAGACAATGACATTCGTTGTTTGTTTAACCATGATACGTCATTTGTAATGGGCAGATGTGCGGCCGGAACACTTGAACTGAAAGAAGATACTCATGGTTTGTGGGGTAGGATTAAGGTTAACCCAAACGACTCACAAGCCATGGACGTTTATGCAAGGGTAGAGCGAGGAGACATAAGCGGATGTTCGTTTGGGTTTATTCCGGTTAGTGAGGAATTCACAGACCGAGGAGATAACTTTCTGTATACGGTACGTGAAGCCGACACACACGAAGTATCTATATGTACCTTTCCGGCATATCCACAAACTGAAATACAGGCGCGCAAGCAAGACTTTGAGCAGTCAAAGAAAAGATCAATCGAACAGCGGAAAGCTGAATTAAGAAAAAAACTGGAGGCAATAAAACATGCTGAGAAAAATTAAAATCCTCGCAGAGTTGAAAAAGAGAAATTCGACTCTTACGGCTTTAATAGTTCAGAAGACCGGATTTGAAACAAGGCAGTCGGAACTTGAAAAAGCACTTGCAGAAGCAGAAACAGAAGAAGACATCAATCTTGTACAGCAGAACATAGAAGATCTTGAAAAAGAAATTACCGATGCCGGCGTTGATGCAAAGGTTGAATCAGAACAGGCGGAAGTTGAGAAACTCAATGCAGAACTTGGAAGCATTGTCGAACCAACTGACCCGCAAGTAGCAGAACCAAAAAACGATAATGAGAGAGGTGCAAAATTCAACATGAGCAAAAGAGGACTTTTTTATACTGTGCTTGACACACAGCAGAGAGCGGCTTTCCTTGAAAATGCAGAAGTAAAAGACTTTCTGACAAGAGCGAGAGAACTCAAACAGACCAGAGGCGTAACAAATGCAAACCTGACAATTCCACAGGTATTCTTTGACACACTCCGTCCTAATCTTCCGAAAGTATCAAAACTCTATGCAAAAGTTAATGTAAAACCAGTAAAAGGCACAGCACGCCAAAACATCACTGGCACACTTCCTGAAGCTGTATGGACAGAAATGTGTGGAGACCTCAACGAACTTGATATATCATTTAATCAGATTGAAGTTGACGGTTATAAAGTTGGTGGTTTTATGGCCATTGCCAACTCAACACTTGCTGACAGTGACGAAAGCCTTGCAAGTGATATTCTCGATGCATTATCCGCAGCAATTGGCAAAGCACTTGACAGAGCAATCGTATTTGGTACAGGTTCAAGAATGCCGCTCGGTATTGCCACAAGACTTGCGCAGACATCACAGCCATCAAGTTGGGGAACAAACGATCCAACATGGACCGACTTGCACACAAGCAACGTTTTAAAGTGGGATGCATCTGCACAGACCGGAGCAACATTCTTTGCTGCGTTGCACGGAAAACTCAGCACCGCAAAATCTGATTATGCAACTGGTGAAACAACTTGGATAATGAACAAGAAAACACACCAAGCTATTATTGCAAAATCAATAGGGGTTGACAGTTCAGCGGCTATCGTTTCAATGATTAATAGCACAATGCCTGTTATTGGCGGTGAAATCATTGAACTTGAAACAATTGCGGACAACGATATCATCGGCGGTTACCTTGATATGTATCTGCTTGCAGAACGTCAGGGCGGCGAGTTTGCTTCAACAGATATCCTCAGATTCCTTTCAGAGCAGACGGTATTTAAAGGAACAGCAAGATATGACGGTAAGCCGGTGTTTGGTGAAGCATTTGTTATGGTCAATATTGCAAATACAAATCCGACAACGTCATCAACATTCCCGGGTGACTCTGCGAATGTCAAGCTTGTATCGCTGAGCGCTCTTACAATCGGTGCAACCCCTGTAACATTGTTCCCACCGTTTGACCCTAATGTACTAAATTATCACTGCAAGGTAACAGCACATGCTAACAAGATTACAGCCACTGCACTTACAACCGGTGCAACAGTATCGATCAAGAACGGCGCAACGACAGTAACAAACGGTAGCAACGCAACGTTTACAGCCGGTGAAAACACATTGACAATTGACATAACAAACGGAAACGCTACAAAGCGTACATACACAGTAGTTGTAGACGATGTAACAGCATAAAAGAGACTGGAGGCATGAGTAATGGAAACGGTACTCGCCTTGTTTAAAATTGATTTAGGTATCTCTCACGAGAAGAGAGATACCTACTTCACAACACATATTTCAGCTTGCAGTGACGAACTGCAACGCAAAGGAATAACACTTGATCTTACATCAGATGATGATGCCATGTTGCTTTCAGATTATGCAGCACATCAATACAGACACAGGGATGAAGACGTACCGCTTGCACGTAATTTACAGCTACGGATTAACAACAGGAAAGTAAGAAGCAGGTGCGCGTACAGCCCAGAAATATTCACGTGGGGAACTATAGAAGATTTAACTTGGGGAGAAGTAAAGTGAGCTTAGATGATATTTGTTATCTTGTCACGCAGATATTTTCATTTGACGAAATCGGTCAAGAACAATCGCAGCTGATTGACAGAATGGTATTCTGCAAAGAACTGCCTACGTCAAGCAATGAATTTTTTAAAGCAGCGCAGAATGACATAAAAGTTCAGAAAGTAATAGCGCTGGATAGCGAAGAATACGAAGGAGAAACGATTGTTAAAATCGAAAACGTATTATATTCAGTGTACAGAGTGTACAAACGGGATGGTGGGCTTACGGAATTGTATTGCGAAATGAGGTCCGGCAATGGATGATTTATCGGCACAGCTTGCTGATATGATGCGAGAATATACAAGTGAAGTCGAAGTTGCAGTAAGCAACGCAATAGAAGAAGCCGGAAAAG